ACGATCTGCGCGGCCTGGCCGACCTTGATGAAAATGCCCTGCGTGTTCACGCTGAACGGGATCGTGTAGCCCTGCCACGAGTCGAAGCCGTCGCGCGTCGAGAAGATCGTCATCGTGCCGTCTTCAATGGTGCCCTTTTCCAGCGCCACCGGAATCTGAAGGTCCGACATGGCCTGGCCCCAGGTGTACGTCCACGACGGCGGGATGACCTGGCCGTACATGTCGCGCGTCTCGGCCATGATGCCGACTTCGGTGCGCATGAGGACGCCGGCCTTGTTGTAGATGCGGACGGTGTACGTCGTGCCAGGCTCGGGTCCGATGCTCGGGTCGTCGTGGTCGACAAGCTGGTCGGCCTGCAACACGCGGTCGCGGTGCGTCCAGGTCAGCGGCAGCAGCGGATTGTCGGCGGTCATGGTGTGCGGCACCCACCAGCGATCCCCGCGCACGCGCAGCGCGCCAGGCGGATACGGGCGGAACTGCCGCCAGTTGTACGTCACCGCGTCGACCTCGGATTCGGCCAGTGGCAGCTTGCCGCCGCCGATGGTGAACGGCGCGTACTTCACGCTCGTCGTCTCGCCCGCGCTGTGCTCCGTCACGTCGCCGCCGATGCCCTGGATCGGGTTCAGGAACCAGATCAGCGTTTCCTTCGCATGGCGGGCCGGCACCGTGTCCGCGCAGCCGCGTTTCACCGCGATCTGGCCCGGCGCGATGGCCGTCACCTGCATGAACTCGTCGTCGCACAGCGCCGGCATGCCGACCTTCAGCGAGTCGATGCGCGGGAAGTTCGCGCGGCCTAGTTTGATGGTGCGGTCCAGGTAATCAATCGGTTCGGCCAGTTCGGACAGCGGCGCAAACTGCGCTGTGCGCTGGTCCTGTTTGTAGTCTTCGTTTGCCATCGTCAGCACGGATAAGAGGGAACGCGGATCGGCACCACGTAGGATTGCAGGGACCGCAGCGTGTTGATCTTCGCTTCGATGCGGCAGTAGATGACGACCGTGCCGCACACGCCCAGCGCGCGGCCGGCGACCAGGCCATCGGCTTGCGCCAGCGAGTACGGATAGCTGTAGACGGTGGCGGCCACGTCGACGTTGCGCAGCACGTTCTGCACGGCCGGCTGGCCCGGCTCGGATGCCGGCGTCTCGTAATAGAAGGTGAGCGCGACCACCTGGCCGTCTTCCGGCACCTGGTCAGGGTCCGCGTGCGCGATCACGCCGCCCGCCGTCGTCAGGCGATTCCGGCGCGCCCACGAGAACGCGACGGCGCTGCCCGAGATGGCCTGCGCTTCCTCGAACCAGGGCCGGCCGTTGATGACGATCCGACCAGGCGCGTACGGCAGCTTCGCGCGGCCACCCATGTACGCGGCCAGCGACGGCAGCGTGGCGAGATCGTACGGCGTGCTGTAGCTAACCGGGCGCATCTTGTAGACCGGCATAGCGCCGTCAGCGCGCGCAGCAGGATCGAACGACGCGGACACCTCGAAGAACCACAGCCGCGCGCCCGCGACGTGCACGGCCGGCACGGTGTCCAGGCATCCGCGCTTGATGGTGATCTGCTTCGCGGCCACGGCGACCACCTGGACGATCTCGTTGTCGATCAGCGCGAGTTGCCCGGCCTGCACCGCGCGCAGCGCCACGCCGTCGTAGAACGACGAGGTGCGCACGTTCACGATGGTTTCGAGTTCCGGCAGGCGGAAGTCCGACGTGACCCACGGCGTGAAGAACACCTGGCCCGATCCGGCCGGCGAGCCATCGACGAACAGTTCGTACTTGTCGGCCATGCGGTCGCTCGGGCGCGCGGCGACGGCCAGGACGTGATCGGTCGTCGGGTCGGCCACGGCGTAGCGCACGTTCACCGCGTACGGCGTCTCGATGATCTGCTGCGAGAACTGCTGCACGTTCGCCGGCAGCGGGCCAGCGGCCGGGTGCACCTCGGCGGCGATGGGATACGACTGCCACGCCTCGAAGTCGTCACGGCGCGACGTGATCGTGCAGTTCGGGACCAGTACCTCGCTCGGCATGCCCAGGTCGTAGAGTGCCTGCGCGCGGCGGTACGAGAAGCTGTTGCCGACGATACCCTCTTCGGTGCGCACGACCTGGCGGGTGATCGGGTGATACATGCGGAAGGTGTAGGTCACGCCCGGCTCCGGGCCGATGCTTGCATCGTCGTGTCCGACAAGCTGGTCGGCCTGCAACACGCGGTCGCGGTGATACCAGGTGACGTGCATGGCGTCGTTGTTGTCGTCGACCACGGACGTGACGTTGAAGCGCTGGCCGTCGACCAGGACGTGCGCGGGCGGGTACGGGCGGAACACGCGCCAGTTGAACGTCACCTGGTCCGGTGGGATGCGGGCCGGGAGCATGCCGCCGCCGCCGATGGTGAATGGTGACGCCTTCACGCCCACCACCTCGCCGGCCGAGCGTTCCACGCGGTCGGTGCCGGTCGTCGACGCATCGAACAGCCACACTACGCTGTCGGCCGGCTGCGCGGCGGGGATCGTGTCGGCGCAGCCGCGACGCACGGTGATCGTGCTGCCGCTGATCGCGTCGACGCGCATGATCTCGTTGCCGACCATCGCGGCCATGCCAGGCTTGATCGCGTCGGGCCGGGCCAGGCGGGATCGCGTGAAGGTGAAGCTGGTGTCGAACGGGCCGAGCGCCACGTCGAGCGCCACGGACGACGCGAATGCCCCGTTCCCTTTTTTGTTGTAGTCCTCGTTTGCCATGTCAGGTGCCAGTGGTAGGTGGGAATTCGTCAGGTGTCGGCGCGCCGTCCTTCACGTACAGGTTGTACGCCAGGGACAGGTCGCTCGGCTTCTCGACCACCGTGCCGATGTAGCCGGCATCGTTGGCGACGTACGCGAAGTCGGCGGGTGACATCGAGCCGGCCAGGATGAAGTACGGCACCTCGAACGCGCGGTGATTCAGCAGCACCGGGGCGTTGTCAGGCTTCACCGGGTTCGGCGGCTGCTGGCCGATGAACGACGCGGCAGGCAGGCCGAACACGTCCTGCACGGCGGTGATCGTGATGGTCCCGTTCGTCAGCGTGCCGTCCTCGATCTTGCCGGCGCGGACCACGATGTCGCCGATCCCGCGCACGGTGTCCTGGATGCGGAAGACGCCGGCCGGTGGGATGCGCCAGGCGCGCCGGTCGAACGTGATGGTGAACTGACGCAGGGCCATCGCGCTAAGTCGAAGTTCGCGCTGCGCCACGCGGCGGGCCAGTTCGGCGGTCGGCAAGCCGCTGTACGTTTTCTTGATCGAGTTGAACACGCCGCGCGTGGCCTGAAGCGACGCGAGGTTCTGTGCGTTCACGGTGCGCGTCTCGTTGCTGATCGGGTCCGTGTATTCGACGACCACCTCGTTGACGGCCGGCCCGAGACTCGACACTGCGTTCTCGCGGATTTCCAGAATGCCGCTATCGGTCGAGTACACCGGGAGCGTGGCGATGTCGTAGTCCTTGCGGATCAGCTTCAGGGTAATCAGCGATGTCTCGCGGTCGGCGTAGATGGCCGCGCCGATGTGGTCGATCACGGACTGCACGAACGAGTCGAGCGCGTCGCGGCGCGCCCACTTGATGCAGAGGCCGAATCCCTCGGCGGCCAGGGTGTCGGCTGCGGTCGTGAACGACGCGGTGTTCAGCGACGACGCCGGCAGGCCACGGCCCCACTCGCGATTCGTGTAGCACTCGTACAGGATGTGCGCCGGGTTCATCGAATGGATCGGCGGATACGTCACGTTCGTCTGAACGTCGGTGTCGACCACCTGCCACTTCCACGGACTGCCCTGATTTTCGAGCGCCTGCGTCTTCGTGGTGGTCGTCACCTTGTCGCCCTTCAGTTCGATCATCGCCTTTTCGGGATACCAGGGCGCGTCGTCCTGCCAGCCTTTCGTCGTGCGGCGCACGCGGAACGACCAGGCTTTCGGGTACGGGGAGTTCGATGCGATCTGGCCGTTGTAGAAGCCAGTGACCATGCGGCGGAAACCTGGCAGCGCGTGCCCGAGCATCTGGACCAGCGAGGCCACGGCCTTCTGCGTCGGCTCGCCCATCATCAACTCGAACTTGCCCTTGATGCCGCCTTCCTGGTTGTCGCCGCCGAACAGGTCCGGCTTGTCGATCATGAAGCTGCCCGACGCGGTTTGCTCGCCTTCCCACGCCACTTTGTCGCCCACCTTGATCGCCACGATGGAATTCACCGGCCCGCGACCCAGGCCCATGTGAATGCCGAAGCTGTACTTCCACCCGGTAATCGGGTCTTTATTCTTGCCCATTGCTCACCTCGTTCTTCTGCGCCTCTTCCTCGCGCGCCAGCTTGCACACCGTCAGCGCGAAGTGATCGCCGGTCGCTTCGAGCACGTCGCAC